TAGAAGACTTGACAGAAGACATGATTGAAGAAATGCAAGACTACCTAAATGGTGAGGAATGGATTGAAGGTTATGTTGTAATGGTTCTACAGACAATAATTGACGGTTGGGAAGGAGTGCCGAAATGAGTGAATTTATCAGGGACAGACGGCTGTTGAAAGCAGAGAAGGTGCAGTATTTTGAAGAGTTGTCTATGATGGATCATGAGATTGTTAGACGTATTCGTAAGGAAACAGAGACATTGACGTACTTCCCAGAGAATGCATCAATGCCCAATAATCCGACAATCACTACGTCAGTCGAGTACCTATGATTGTAATGAAACCTGTTGATTATAGGGTTGCGACTCTATTTGTACAGGAGCGACATTACAGTCAGGTAATGCCAAGACTAACCAAGCACTGGTTGGGCGCTTATGAGGACGATGTTCTGGTGGGTGTTCTAACGCTGGGTTGGGGTACTAATCCAATGGGAACAATCAAGAAGATGTTCCCAGAACTAACCACAGCAGACTACTTTGAGATAGGTAAGATGTGCATGGATGAGTCTATGCCCCGAAACTCTGAGTCACAGATGCAGAGTGCTACTATCGCTTGGATTAAGAAGAACAAACCAGACGTTAAGTTCCTATACACATGGGCTGATGGTATCGTGGGTAAGCCCGGCTACGTCTATCAAGCAGCGAACTTCTTGTATGGTGGATTCATCTGGAGTGACGTATATGTCACAGACAGTGGTGAGAAGGTACACTTCAGAACGATACAACGTAAGATGAAGAAAGTAATGAACCGTATGGACACCAAGTATGGGCCTCGCCCAAGTGATGCTCATATGGGTGAAATGGGATTCTCTCGTGTATTTGGTAAGCAGTTTAGGTACATATACCCGCTCAGTAAGAAGTCTAGGAAGATGCTGAAGAAGTCTACAATGGAATGGACACTAGATTATCCAAAGGGTAAAGACTTGCAGTGGAAGATTAAACGTCCAGGCGAGCTATCCTACACGCTCACAGCCACCATGCCTTACGAACACCAAGGAAATAGTGTAGAACATAATAAGAGTAACGTAAACAGAGTTGCAGACAAATATGGTGTTGCAACCCTTGACAACTTCTTCTAATTATGTTACTGTAACATGTATAAATACTTGTAAGGAGATTATACATGGCATTCAATTTTCGTCCAAAAAATACAAATGAGATTCTAAAGAAGAAAAAGAAGTCTTCTGAGTCTGCTGCATCAGTGTATGAATTTGTAAATAAAAACTATGGAGATACTATAGTTCTTGACCCTACAAAAGATTTTAATGTTATTAAGATTCCAAGGACAGTAGAGAAGAAAGATAATATTGCTACCATTAAAAGAAAAATGACAGCTCAATTCGACATAAAGAATTTGAACATATCTTTTGGTAATGGTTCTGGTGCTGGTGGTTCCAACATGAACGCTGCTGATACTGCAATGCAAGAAAACGCAACACGCTTTGTTTGTGAACAGTTCATTGATGGTAGAGGAATGCCAACTGGAGACTTGATTGCAAAGATATATCCAAAATATGACGATGCATGGCATACGACCTTTGAAATGCAAGCGTCATCACTAAAAAAATGGTTGGGTTCGAATAGAGGATATGAATACTCTAGAGATAAAGGCATCATGCCATATCTGGAAGGTATTGCAATGAACAAGTGTGGAGTAGGTACAAAAGACTCTTGGAACCCTGCTGACATATATCTTGTGAAGATGCAACAAAAAGCAAGAATAATGACTGAGATGAAGACAATCGGCGATTTAAAACTTGACACGAAACAGAAACTTGACATGCTCAACAACTACATGCGAAGACTCTTTATCAAGAGAGAGTTGATTGGCATTTCACTAAAGAAACTAGGTAAGTCTGCATCATTAGAAGAAACCAATGTAACAACACTAAACACCATTAATGATATATCAATAATGAGAGGCAGTATCAAACTAAACCTCGACCTTGCAAGGAATGATGAGTTCAACACAGGAGAACTTGCATTTAAAATTAATGTTGGAGGTAAAGAGGTGAACGTACAGGTTCGTGCATTCTCTGGTGGTGTTCGTGAGTCTACACAAATGGATATGACAGGACAGGGCGCTGCAGCGAAACTAGGTAAAGTATCGTCTAAAGAAGCGATTGATCCATTCCTCTCTACAGTTGGTTTAAAAAGAAGAATGGGTTCACAAATACCAGCAGTAGGAAAGTTCTCTGAAAGCAATATCAAATCGTATGTCCTAGAACAAAAGAAACTGTCTAGTTTGACTATCGGTGGTAGTACCATAGATTTTGGTTCTGATGATTGGGAAGACACGATGCGAAGAGTTGTTGAACTAGAAAAAGAGAACAATCGTGTTGCATCACAGCTATCTGCTAAACTTCAGTGTTTTCAATGGTTGAATATATTGAAAACCATAGATCAAAGAGGTAAACTTGAAGATTTCCTATCAATACTCTATTATGGTGCAAAGAAACAGTACGAAACAGCAGGGCCATTTCTAAAAATATCTTAACTAAAGGAGTCATAACATGGCTTATAGTGAAAAAGTGTTAGACCATTACGAAAATCCTCGTAATGTTGGTAAGATGGACGGTGAAGACCCCTCAGTTGGTACTGGAATGGTTGGCGCTCCCGCTTGTGGGGATGTAATGAAACTACAGATACAAGTTGAACAGGGTATCATCATTGATGCTAAGTTCAAGACGTATGGGTGTGGTAGTGCAATCGCCTCATCATCATTGCTCACTGAGTGGGTGAAGGGGATGACTATAGAGAGGGCAGGGGAGATAAAGAACATGGAACTTGCAGAAGAACTTGCATTACCACCTGTTAAGATACATTGTAGTGTATTAGCAGAGGATGCTATCAAAGCAGCGATAAAGGATTATCAAGGAAAACAGTAATATGGTAACACTAACACCACCAGCACTTGCAAAGATGCACGAACATATGCGTCAGAGAGAGAATGCCTTGGGTATACGACTTGGTGTGAGAACATCTGGTTGTAATGGGTATGCATATGTACTGGAGTTTGTGAGTGATGATGATCATCATGGATGTATGGATACAGTCATAGAGAACGATGGAATCAAGTTCTTCTTAGACCCTAAGAGTCTAATAGCACTCAATGGTACTGAATTGGACTATGTACGACAAGGACTGAATGAAGGATTTGAGTACAATAACCCTAATGTGAAGGCTTCATGTGGATGTGGAGAAAGTTTTACAATATAAACCCCTTGACAAGCCCCCAGTAATGTAGTATAATAGATACTGTAATAACAACTGGAGAGAAATATGAGCGGTATTCTTAGAAATGCACTCAAAACACCAGATGGTACTGTAATAACAAGTCGGCACAGACATGACTATGTTACACATACAGATACTAATGGTAAAGAATACATCATTGATGGAGGACTAGACTATATACGCTCTAGTGCTAACGGTGATGAGGAATATCTAACAGTCACTATAGACCATGCCCATGATGACATTCGTGAAGCGTGTGAATGGGGGTCTTATGGTAAGGATGGATCAGAACCATTACATTATAAGAAACTTATGGACATGTCAGAAAGCCACATCGAAGCAGTTCTTAGTAACGTCACCGCCATCAACCCATCAATTAAAACAGCAATGCAATATGAATTGGAGTACCGATATGCCGGCCTTAATACCTGTAGATAGATTTGACATTGAACAAGAAATCATGCAAATCGGACACTTTGCAACAATCTTAAAAAACTATGCCGATATGATATATGATGGAGAAATCACAGCATCTGATGCTGACTCCATACACACATCTTTGCAGGGATTTGCAAACTTGCTGGATGCACATTCAGATAAGATGTATGAGTCTCATAAGAAGCACTATAACTTGGATGTGTATAGTTAAGTGGCTAAAAAACCAGATGTCGGGGATTGGATAGAACATACATGTGGACTCAATGGAAGGCGTGAGGGCGAGGTACTTGAGAAACTATCTGCTCAGTTCACTTATAAGTCAACGAGTGGACACGAGAAGTTTTGTCTATATACAGAAGCATGGCGAAAGTTGCCCAGACCACAGGAGAGTGTAAGTGAAGACGAAGATACACATAAACCAGCACATAATAAAAAGCAACGCAAAAAGCGGAAAACGTGAACCAGTAATCACTGCTAAGACGTACAAAGAGAATCGGTATGGACACGAGGTTCATATCAAGGGCGACAGTAAAGTCGTGTATAGTCCAGATAAGCCCCTATCATGTGGTGCAAAGGTATGGATTGAGACAGAAGGTGAGGTTATAGTAATATGAGTAATATTGCAGTACAGGTGACTGTATCGCTCGATGAGTTTGAGACATGTGACTTGCTCACAGAGTTGATGCATAGAGTGGGAGATCATCTAGGTGATCCAGAGCCGAGATACGATATGTGTATGGAGTCGTTATCAGAACAAGACCTCAATGACTTACATGTGACACTATATCAGATAGAACGCAAGTGGGATGAATACAAAGAAAAGATTATGGTGTAAGTGGGTATCGTTGGATTCACCAGAATTGGCAAGTCGTGGATATATCACGTTATTGTAGTAAGAGGACGCCGTAGTTATGATATCCCGCTAATATTTCCTTTCTATTGGCTAGTGTATAAAGTGTGGCGATATCGTGTAAAGAGACACACAGAATACCTAAGAACTAAATATAAAAAGTAGTTGACAAAGGGACT